GTATAGTTGGACCGTCTTCCGCTCCAATATTACCTTGGTGAATATTAATTATATCTGAAATAGAAACTGGTTTATTTCTGGTTTCACCATAAATTAAATCAATTGTTCTTTCATTTTTTTGTAATTCTTTTCTAATCTTTAAAAAGATTTCATCCGGAATCCAATCTATAAACATTGGACTAACTTCACTATCGTCTGCGGTCCAAGCTTGGAATTTATCATCGCCGTAATCTCTTGAAAACGCAACTTTAGTATCATTTTTTTTATTAATACAATAAACTAACCTATGTGTTTTTAAGTATTTGTCCCAATATCTTTCTTGTGTTGTACACCATTTTGTATTTGATCCGTAAACCCTTGAGGCATCAAAACTTAAAGGTGTTAATACTAACCAGGTATCATCTTCGTGTATTTTCAAAATTTGTTTTTCAACTTCTTTTTGTTTTTCAATATCTTTGGCAATCTTAACTTGTTCGTTTAACTCTTTAAAATTTTTATATTTACTAATGTCTTTTTCTTTTATTCTATTAGCTCTTGAGTGTCTTTCAAATTCATTTAAAACTTCAATTTCATTTGACCCAAACAAAAATACTCCCAGATAACCTTTAAGTTCATCCAGATTTGGACTGTAATATTGGTTATCCCTTTTAAAGTTTTTAATTAAAAACTCGGTATACTTGTAAGTGCCAGTCGGATCTAATGATGTTATGATATCAATTAATGATACATTTAAATCCGGATGTTGTTCTTTAAGTTTGTCTAATCTACTCATAACTTTACTTCAAATCTATTTTTCATTTGTTCTATTTTATCTTCTGGAACATTGTGAACATTTGTTCCTCCGTGTCTATTTTCCACCACAATTGTGAACACAGTATACCCATACTCTTTTGCTAATGTAAAGTATGGTTCCATCTCCCACTCCTGGGTAAAGGTGTTTGAGACAACTATTTTATCCTCACTAACTTGGTCTCCATTTATTGTCATGCAAGCTTTGGTTTTAAGTCTACAATATTCGTGAGCCAATTTTATTTTGGATCCATCAAATTTGTAATTACCATCACCATCAACAAAATATTGGTCCGCTTCAATGTGTGTTCCACCTAATGTTTTAGCGAATGTACTTTTACCACTTCCTGGTATTCCTCTTACGATATATAATATTTTTTCCATAGTCATTATGCTTTAATCCAACTTGCCCAGTTTTCTGGATTTACTTTAATTAAACCTTTTTTAATCAAATCATAAGCAATATAAGAAGTTTTATAATAAAAATATTTATCATAACCTTTTTTATCTTTTGTTAAAAACTCAATTAGGTCAAAATTCCATACTACACCTTCTTTTTCAAGTTTGTCCAAAAATAACTGTTCTTTCTTTGTGATTTTCATAATACAAAGATATATATTTTTTTTTAATAAAACAAGAAAGGGAACAAATTTGTTCCCTTAATTTGGGTCGACATTGAATGTCAACTCTCCACCACCTTGTTTTTATAGAACAAGGAAACTAGTTTGTAACCAACGCCTCAATCTTACTCTTAACCTGTTCGGTTATTGATATTTCTTTTGTATTTGTAACTATGATACAGTCAACCAAAGTTTTTGCTGGTATGTTTACATAAAATGTATCTCCATTAAAAAAAGATAAATTTTCTTTTAACTCAACACTTGCATGGACCATTTTCAAAAACAATCTAAATTGTGTTTGATCCATAAATGTTTCATTCAATAACTCACCAAAGTTTTCGTGTAATATTCTTATGTTAAATCCTATTTTCATAATACAAATATAGAACAAATTTTAATATAAAACAAAAAATCCCATGAATTATTTTACTAATCTATGGGATTATTTTTTTAGTAACCAACTAATAAATTTGAAAGGGGTGGTTTTTTTGTTTTGTGTATTATAAATACATCTAAATTTTCAAAAATTCAATTTTAATTGAAGATTTTTTCAATTATTTTCTTTAATTGATCATTATTTTTGTTAATTGGTATCTCATCTTTACCAAAATACTCACACATAGTGTGTTCGTGTCCATCTTTTGCTTTTTCAAGATCTGGTTCCAACTTACTTTTTGAGTTATGGTAAAATACAAACATTACACCTTTTTTATCTTTTAGATTGTTTTTATAGATATGTAATAACCCTGCCAGATCTAGTTTACCATTTATTTTTAAATTGGTCTCTTCTTTAAATTCTCTTAAAGCACCATCCTTTGGGTCCTCACCTTTTTCTAGGTGTCCTGAAGGAACTGACCACTCATTTGGTAACGACTCCTTTGGTCCTCTTTTACAAAGAAGAACTTTATCTCTGTATTTTACTATTATACCACCGTATCTTTTGAATTGACTCATATTTATAAATATGGAATTAGTTATAAATAATAATTTATTTAATGTAAAGACTGTCATGACCCGAAAAGATATTGAAAGGGGTATGATGGGTAAAAAATTCAATAAAGATTTTAATGGTATGTTATTTTTAATGGATGATAAAGAACATTCTTTCTGGATGAAAGATTGTATTACATCACTTGATATAATCTTTATTAAAAATAATAAGATAACCAAAATCCATAAAAATTGTAAACCGTGTAGAACTGATGATTGTGAAAGATATACCGGTAAAGGTGATATGATCTTAGAAATAAATGGTGGTGACTGCGATAAATACGATATTGTTGTTGGTGATAAACTAATTTTCCAGGATTAATTATTTTATACTCACAGTATTATCTAATATATTTGGGTTTTCAATTAATTTATCCGGAGTTGTTTTAACCATTAAGGCTGTCCCACTTTTAGATTTAGTTGCCAACTTATTTGTATAATTATCAATCAAATTATCAAATCTTACAATAGAAGTATATGTTCCAGCTTTCAACTTTTCATAATGGTTTCCTGTGATCTTATTTAAAAAAGTTAATGAATAATCAGGAACCGATTTTGAAAGTTTTTTATCGGAATACTTAACCCATGTTTTATCATCTTCTTTAATATTCTTATCCATTTTAGAAATCGCTCCTTTGATTGCCCTTTCAAGAATTTCAATATTTTTGAATTTACACTCAATTTTAATTACGTATTCAGTATAATTTTCAGTTATAATAACATTTGAAATTCCCTCTTCTTTTGATAAATGTTCTTTGAATGTTTTAATATTCTCTTTTATTTCAGGAAGTTTCATAACCTTTTTCCCATCCAAACTATCTAAAGCAAGTATTGATGTTACACTTGTTTTACTTTGACTTAAATTGATTGTGTATTTAAAAACACCACTACCATCAAGGTTTAGTTTTATGTCGTCAATAATTTCAACACAAGAAGTTAAGGTAAAGATTAAAAGTAGATAAAGGTATTTCATTTTTGTTCTAATTGGTTGATGTGATGTTCCAAATACCAGGCCGCTTTCTTCAAATCTTCCAATTCTTTTTCTTTATTTTTTTTACCAGCTCTTGAGATATATTTTACCGTATTACCTAAAGCAAATCCTAATTGCCAGGCGTCTATCACTTTTATTGCTTCGTAAAGATTTTCTTCACCACCATAATGATTTGGGTGGTTTACCATTTCATTTTCAGAATTATGTTTCTTGTGTTTTCCCATAGTGCGTTTCAATAACTTGTTTTTGGCTCACATATGAAATCAATTTTCTTTTGAAAAGTGGTAGTAATGTTTCATTTATTGGAAAATTTCCTCTACTTATCATTTCAACCACCGGAAGTTTTGATTTACCTTCTGTGTTCCATTGACTAAATGTAGTTATTATTTTGGGTATTGTCAAATCATTTTTTTCTTCACCATAAATAAGATTAACAACTACTTTGTTTTCTGGTGATCCTTTGGCCGCTGGTTTATTCTCATATTCCCAAACAAATAATTTATTTATTTCTTTATCAAAATAATAAAAATATCCTTTTGATGATAAAACATTTTTAATGTTCTTTTTAACTTTCAAATGAATACTATCAAAAACTAATTCCCAAACCGATTTTGCAATTCCAAAATACTCAAACATTCTTGGTGCTGAGTAAGTTAAAATCTTAATAAATTCTTCATACTCATCATGTGACATTTGTGGTACTTCTTTTATTTTAAGATCCTTAACAAGTAACTCATCATCAACTGATGTAAATCTTTTTGTTGTATATAAGAGTTTTTTATCTTTGACTAAAGTTTGTAAGTTTGCTAAATGTAATGACAACTCAATAAAACTTGGATATAACTCCATTTTATCTAGTTTTTCACCCATTTTTTGGAAGTATGATAGTAACTTGTATTCTTTGTGTTCTCTGTCAATTGGTTTTTCAAACATCCAGTCGGTGCTCATCAAAAATTCTATTTTCTTTTTTCTTGCCATTTGACATAATAATAATCATTTAATATAACCTGTAAATATTAATTAGTTCTCATTACAATATAATCATTACCATTTATTCTTATTTCGTCGTAACCTCCATCGTAACTATTTAAAACATTACCATAATCAGCGTCATTAACTAATTGTTCTTTTAACTTTCTGGTGTCAATATAATCTCCAATATCATAACCATAATTTTTTAACCAACGATATGGGTCGTCACCGATCTCATCATCTAGATATGTTTCAACAGCATCATTAATACTATCTTCATCTGGATCACCATCTGGATTATCTTTTATTTCTTGGATTTCATATTCAATGTCTGATATTCTACTTTCTTTATCATCTTGTTGGTCACTAGTATCTTCATCATCATATATTTTGTTAGAATCTACTCTCACACCATCTTTATATAAAACCCAATTATTTCCTTCTTTTCTATATTCAAATCTATCACCTTCTGCATCTTCAAAATCAAACACACCACCATCTTCTCTTGTTGGGTATTTAATTGGTGCTCTCACACCTTCATTTTCATAAACCCACTTTTCCATTTGAAGTAACCAAATTTCTTCTTCTTGGTCATCACTTAATTCTTTATCAACCCCATAGTCTTCAGGAGAATCTCTAATCCAATCTTCAACAACATGTCTAAATTGGTCTTTAATTTCTTCTTCGTCAATGTAGTAGGAAAGATAATCTTTGGAAAAATAATCCGTTGGTCTTTCTATAATCTCTTCATAATAATCTTCAACTGATTGATCTGCTTCATCTATTGTTCCAACAGCATATTCTTGACC